GTTAGCTGCGTCACTAATGTTATTAGTTGCGTCATTAAAATGGGTAATTTTTTCAATGCAACCTTTAGTGTTGCTTGCAAACTTGTTTACGTTGACAGCATTGTTTGCAAAGTTATCGGCTGTAAAAACCTTAGGATCGTAGTTACCAGTACCGATTCCTGTAATACTGTTGTGATTTACTTGTGTCATAATTAAAAATGTTAAACTACGGTCCAGGATCTGCCGCTATTGATAGCTATAGAAACTCCAGTCCCAACGGTAATTGGTCCAGCAGACATTGCATTTGTGTTAGCAGGGACGGTATAAGAAGAAGACAAGGTTGTACCATTCTCCCAGAAGAAACCAGACGTGGCTCCTGCATTTGCATCAACGTATGCTTTGACCGATTGTTGAGTCGGAACTTTAGTAGAGCTATTGCTGCTCATGTTGTCTTCATCAACAACAAAGCTCATAGACGAAGTGCTGGTGTCGCTGTTCATTACAGCTCCAGCCGCGTTGACGTTAGTTGCGTCAGTTACGTCTGCACCGGACTCAATGTTACTAAGCTTGTTAAAAAGCCCATTAGACATCAAACCAGCTTGACTCGATGTAGCTGTCGTTAGGCTGACATTAGTGCCAGTCGAGCTTGTAACTGTTGCGCTGTCTGAGAAAAAGCTGACACCCAAATTTGTGCCAACGTTTACCTGAGCACCTGAGGCAATACCGTCCAACTTGTCATGCATTGCTGAAGTCATGACACCAGCTTTAGAGCTGGTAGCTTCATTGATTGTTGTATTAGTTCCTGTCGAACTGGCAACAGTTACAGAAGTGGTATTCCGAGAAAGACTTAAGTTTGTACCAACGTTTACCTGAGCACCTGCAGCAATTCCGTCAAGCTTATCGTGGTGTGCGGTAGACATGACGCCTGCCGCTGAACTACTAGCTTCGTTGATAGTAGCATTAGTACCAGTACTGCTGTTGACAGTAACTGAACCAGTTGCAGTAGAAGTGCTAAGGTTAGTAGTAGTATTAACAGTGTTAGTAGAAGCTGCAGTCAAACGACCGTCAGCGTCAACAGTAAAGCTAGGAATTTCAGTAGCTGAACCATAGTTACCAGCAGTAACAGCAGTGCTAGCCAGTTGCGTAGCACCGATAGATCCTGCAGTCACACTAACAGTAATTTGTCCGCTACCAGGCGTGTTATCGTTAACCGTAATACCAGTACCACCAACCACATCAGACGTCAATGCAGTGTCGATCTTAGAGTCAATCGTACCGTCAACGTAGGTTTTGTTGGTTGCGTTAGTACCGGATGTTGGCGTAATGGTGTTGAGCTGACCCGTCATGGTTGCACCAGACGTGGTAACAAAACCACTGGTGCTAGTCACACCAGCTTGCCATGCACTTGCGGTAGCGTTGTAAACCTTGAGGGTATCTGCTGTAGTGTCAAACCAAAGGTCACCATCGTGCAGAGACGTGGTAGGTGCAGTTGCACTAACTCGATAACGATCAGCAAAATCGTTGACGCTGCTAATGTTAGAAGCAACAGTGTTGACATTACTGATAGAACCAGCAGTAGTGTTTACGTTGCTGATAGAACCTGCAACAGTGTTGATGTTGCTGATGTCATCAGAGCAGTTGCTCATAGCGGTGACATTACTGGACGTAGCCAGCGTGTTCATATCAGACACAATATCTGCTGTGCCGAGCGTATTCATGTCCGCTACAGCATCAGCGGTACCAAGGCGACCAATCTCAGTAGCCTTACCTGCAACTGCAGTAACGTTTGAATCGTTATTAGCAACAGTAGTGACGTTAGAGCTAATACCTGCAACCGTAGTTACGTTTGAGCTAATGCCCGCAACAGTGGTTACATTAGCGTTGATACCTGCAACAGTCGTAACATTACTAGAAATACCAGCAACAGTATTTACGTTTGAAATGTTATCTTCAACAGTGTTGATGTCACTGATGTTGTCTTCAACCGTCTGAATATCACCAATATTATTAGCTACAGTTTGGATGTCACTTGCGTTAGATGCAACAGTTGTGACTTCAGTAGCCTTAGGAGTCAGACGGTGGAATTTATATTGATGCAAAGTCGTAGTTGTTTCAACTAAACAACCAAAACCTGCTGCCAATACAGTTGTACCACAGTCAGTAATAGTAACGTTAGACCCAGTTATATTAGTTAAGGTACTGTCTGGAATAGTAACCGTTCCATTAGTGGGACTATAACTTGTCCCTAAAACACCAATAGAAACAATAGTGCCAGCACCATCGTTTACATCAGGGTTAGCGTTAGGAAAATTTGCTTCAGATGCTAGTGGTACAAAACCACCAACCTCTTCAACAAGGTCGATGATTCTATCGTTGATAGCAGCAGTAGTAGCAATGGTAGTGTCGTTATCTGGGAACGTTTGACCATCTTTGATGGTATCGCCAGAACTGATGTTAAAATAACGTGCGTCAGCTGCTGCAGTAGTAAAGAACGAAGTTTCGTTTACACTAAAACCGTTTGCGCTTTGATCACTATCAGTAACAACAGTAGCTGCAGTCAGTTTTGCACTTGTAATTGTGTCATCGCTAATGTTTCCGTTGACAATAGTGCCATCAGCAATCTTAGCAGATGTGACCGCATCGTCTGCAAGGTTACCTTCTACAATAGTACCGTCTGCAATTTTAGCTGAAGTAACAGCATCATCTGCAAGGTTACCTTCTACAATCGTGCCGTCTGCAATTTTTGCGCTAGTTACTTGATCGTCACCAATGTTGGCAGTCTGATTAACAAAGGTGTCAACATAATTTTTAGTAGCAGCATCCTGTGCACCAGTTGGGTCAGTAACACTTGTAATGCGGCTAGATTCAACATCTACAGTACCTGTGCCGTGCGGGCTGATAACAATGTTTTCGTTACCAGAGTCGCTAACAATTTTCTTACCGTTGACATCCATGTCAGCCAACAGTTTAGAAACCGACAACGCACCTGCAGGAATGTCAACAAAGCCAGATTGCTGGTCAACACTGAAGGTATCACCAACACGGAACTTACCGTTGTGGTCAGTAATAGCAGCCCAAACTTTACCGTTGTTTAGCTCTTTTTTCTGGTGTGATTCTTGGTGAACACCGTTAGGGCTCGTACCAGATCCGACAGCATAAGTACCTGCAGCATATTCAGGCAGTGCGCGGTAGTCAACACCAGCACCGACATATTCCATGGTGTGTCCAGAGGACGCAATCATAGAACGCAGGTAGAACTTAACGGACGAGTTATCGGCAGGGTTATTAGAAAGACCATCGTTGATGGTACGATCACCTGTGTTTGGTCGGCTGATAGTAACTGTAAACTCAGTAGAAGAAACTACAGTAGAAGAAAGGATCGGATAAAGATTGCCACCAACCTCTACCAACATATTACTGGCGGGGCGTAGGGATGAACCGTGCCATGTTGCATTTGCTGCAACACCGTCAACAGTAAATGTAATATCGCCAGAACTAGGTGTGCCTTTTACCTGACCAGTAAAGATCTCGGTTGTTGACTTACCTTCTGCAACCAACGAGAATCGACCAAAGTCGGTTGTTGATGCTGCAAGGTTAGCCTGTCCACCGTTGATACATGCGATGTGGAAGTGGTTGAAGAAAGCGTAGCTAGAAGTGACCTGGGTGTAACCGTTGTTGGTCACGAAAATGCCAGGACCATCTAGTGCAGTGTGGGTGTAGCTGTCCGCAACCATAGAACGAAGCGGAGAATCGTCGTGAGGTGTTGAACCATCGACGAGAAGGCCGCCGCCAGTAGGAGCGTGGTCAAGGTCACCTGCACGACCTTTGTCTTCGGTACCCGCGTAAAACTGCAGGTTGTTGTTGTCAATCTCCGAGTCAGAAAAGTTTGTACAATTCTGAATGTACGGAGACTTGTAGATCATGGCGTCCGGGAAGAACGACACGTTCCAACCTTGTGTTGGAGGCAGGCCGTGGGTAGCATCTTCCCACAGAGATCCAGTAGCACCACGAGTACCGCTGGCCTTCATACCCGTAAACGTCATGTTGTGCAGGTATGTACCGCTGTTTACACGGAACAGGCTGTTGGTTTCTGTAGCAGCGGTCGGGTGCACGATGACGTTACGAACCGACGCACCAATGATAGCGACGTCACGCTTTTGAATGTCAATAGGTGCAGCTTCCTGATAGACACCAGGAGCGACCAACACAACACTGCCGTCACCGAATGTAGAGTCACTATTGATAGCTTCTACAGCAGCCTTAATAGTTGCCTTAGGACTTGAGATGCGGTGACCTTCGTTGTTGTCGTTACCGTTTACAGAGTCAACATAGATAACTTTTTCTAGCTTGGTAAAAGTACCACCAGAGGTAACGCCATCCCACTTGCTACCATCCCACATGTGCAGGGTTTGGTCGCTGTCGTTCTGGTACCAGAGTTTACCGGTTTGGAATGTAGATCCTGCAGGAGTACCAGTCTGTACCAGTGCATCGTGACGAGTCTTAGCCGCAAGAGCGGTAAAGATGTTGTTGTCGGTAGGTGATGGATTTTGTGCATCTTGCTCAGCGTTGTTAATGATGTCGCTGTTTTTGATGCGATCAAGATCAACAGAGTTGGCAGTGATGCCCAGAGTAACCTGACCACCATTGCCAGTCTTATTAAGACCAGTGCTGTCAACCAGCACGTCAGTCTCAAGGGCTGTGTCGATCTTTGCAGAGATACGATTCTCGATTGCTTTGGTAGTTGCAATCTGGGTATCTACGTCAGTCCAGGTCTCATCGCTGTGCAGAGTCTGAGTTTCGTTGTCCCAGGTTTCCTGCTCCAGGTACTGCCTGTTGACAGCATCAGTAGCTGCAGTGGGATCAGCAAGTTCCGTAATACGGTTGCTGTTCATGTCAACGTCCGTGTCGAACTGACCATTCGTCCTGGTGACGTACTGATCGCGAACCTCTTCGACAGCAAAGTTGTTTTGGTTGAAGTTATCGTTAAGATCCTGGGACCTGATAGCAGATCCGGCAAAGAACGTAGACTTCAGTTCAGTAATGTCTGTCTCACGAAACACCCGAACGGTGACTCCATTCTTAGGAGCCCCCGTTGTTTCTTGCAGGGTGGTGGCGGCAGAGATAGTATTAAATTGGATTCTCGTATCAGTCGAGAAGAAATATGCAGTTGTAGGCTGGGTGGTGCCATTCAGGCTGACTTTGACGTCAGACTGTTCCAGGTATTCAAATGTAAAGTCAAAGAAAACTTTAGTGCCGTTTCCTGTGAACGTATCAAATGTCGCCATTAGGTACCTTTAGGTTATCGGTTTTTTTGGTCTCTGAGGATTTGTATGGCCTCATCAACATTGCTATTTCGTTGTGCCGCTTCTGCACCGCGTCGTGCGTTAGAGGATTCAACGAGTTCAGGGAACATATCTTCCAAACCAGCCAAGGCGTCTTTTTTAGCTGTGCTGAAAATACGTTCAATCTCGCCCATAAAATTAGATTTATCGAGACTGAGATTCAAAGGGTCGTCAGGTGTTTTACCAGGAATGTTATTTTGACGTGCCCTTCTATAATCTTCCATTTCCTTACGGATTCCTGGATCTTTGAACAATTCAGTAAGCTCTTCTTCGATGGTTTGTCCGTACTTATTTCTATACCCTCCCATCAAATCAGCAAGATTCTCACGTTGACGCGGGGTTAGCTTGTTACCTTTATCGTCTTTGGTAAACGTAGAAACAAGGTCAAAACCGCTGTCACGCAGAAGTCTACGTGTCGGCGTGTCAGCATCAGAAAGCTGGATAGGAGAAATGCTATTCCACAGTCGTGTTGGGAAGTCCCAATCACGGATGACCTGGCCGTTCATCGGGTCACGTTTACGTGCCAAGAATCCACGTGCAATCGGGTTGCGGTTCATAATTGTTTGCATAAAGTCATTCTCCAGTTCTCGCAGACCTGGGTTCAGAACGTTTGCAATCTCGTTACGAATACCGCTAAAAGGGATAAAATTATTTGTAAGGTTGGCAGCCCACACCTCAGACCGCGCACCGTCAAATGCGAGAACTTCAGTCAAAGGTTGTAGACCAGCCAAAAATGATTTATTGGTCAGGTTCATTGCGACAAGGTATCCGACCTTACGCCATGCATTTTCAGCACCAGTTTCGCTAAGCTTGCCTTTTACAAAGTTGTCACCAATGTCAGCAATCAGTGCCAACATAGATGCAAACGGTTCCAGACCATCGTAGTTGATGTACTTATCACCCAGCCTAATTGACCTAGGCCGCCAGCCAGTCTGTTCCCATGCTCTGCGTTCTTCACGGTCTGCAGGACCGTTACCAGTCAATCTGCCTGTGGCATAAAGACCAGTCGCTGCACCAACAGTCAGGTAGCCAGTAGCAACTCGACCCCGAACCATGGCTTTTGCAGCCTCTAGCTGACCAACATCTGTAATGCCATATTTCAGTACATTGTCAAGGTTGTCAGGTGTTGCGCTCAGGATTGCTCTGACCTCACTGTTGAATCGTGCAAGCAAAGGTGTGTGCTTTTGAACAACAGAGATAGCGTTAGCACCTGTTTTCATAAACAGGAAGAACGGCCTTAGCAGTGGAGTAGAGTTCACGAACCGCTCAAAGTCACCTAGCTTGCCTGTCAACGGGAGCTGCAAAGCCACTTCTTTACCTGCATGTTCTGCAGCTATGTCAATGACCTCACCATTCTGTCCGAAGATTTTGCTGCGGAACTCACGTTCGTATCTTTCAATAAGTTCCTTTGTGACCTGTCCGTCGCCTGCATTCCATGCAGCCTCAAAAGCCCTAGCTTTTAGCTCTTGACGTCCAACTAGCGTTTTGCTAAAGGCGTCAATCGTCGTCATAAAGTTTGACGGGTACCTAACCCAGCTCTGATTGTTGAAATCTTGAATGACGCTGGTCAGGCGGTACATGGCTTTTTCAGCAGTGCTACCTTGAGATTCGATAACACGGCCAAGGTTTTTCCAATGCGTACGTTCCGCAGGAGAAATCATCTGGTTTACATAAGGACCAGCTTGGTTGTGCACAAGTGAATAGTGAGTGTTTTTAGCCAAAGCCCACGCTTCACCAATGCCTCCAAAAAACCCATCAAATGCCATGTGATAACCTTTGGCAAATGATTTGACATCACCTGGTGTCAAAATACCACCTACCATCAACTGCAACGGACGCAGGCCTACCAGTAGATTTGTACCAGACGCAGCCCGTGAAAGGGTTTTAGGTGCTGAGAGAATAGAGTTGTAAAGAGTGCTAAACAAACCGTCAACAAACTTACTACGTGCACCTTTCACCCCAAAGACTGATTGGATGTTAAATACAGTGTCCGCAGCGTAGCGGCGCATAGCTTCGAGCGTATGTACTTCGCCGTTAGATTCTGCAAAAGCACGCAAGAACGTCTCTGTCATTTCAGGATCATTCTTAACAATCCTACGCAAGTTAGACATAAACTTGCTAAGGTTTTTCTCTCTTGCTGCCTTACCCAAACCGGTGCCCATTTTGACGTCACCACGTCGGGACCGCAACAGTGATCCAGCAAACTCGCTTGCTTCCTGATTAAGGCGGAAAGCAGCTTCGACCTTATCCAACAGGTTTGTAAGACCTTTTTCTACAGGAATCTTGTCTGCCACAGAATGCAAGGCCATAGCCTTAGTGGATACTGCAGTGTTGAGGTCATACATCAACATCTCCAGTGCCATAGCGTTAGCTGCGTTTGGAACTGCAACAGTGCTGCCATCAACCGAAATAACATTCACACTGTCTTCCATCAGCATCTTTTGAATGTCTGCAAAATCACCCTTAGACAAATCGGGAAACAGACCCATGATGTCGGTGTATTTAGCAATAGCAAGCTGTTTGACACCCATCATGTTGGTGCCGAGTCCTGCCACATTCTGACCGGCAGGAATCTCTAGACCACGTTGCACCTCTTCTGCGAATGCAGCGATCTGTTTGCGGACCTCAGCACTGCTCCGTGCCATGCGGGTAAGAGCTGCGTCTGTGACAAGGCGTGCACGCTGACCAGCGGAAAGATCCCCACGGTTAGCCATAGCCAGCATGTCTTTCATGTGCTGGTACAGGTTGCCTGGACGCACCCCACGCAAACCTTTGTCAGGCAAGTCGAAGTAGTCTGGGTGAATGTTAGGTGTTGGTTCCGTCAGGTTTTTATCAAACAGCTCTAACTGAATGTTTTCCTTAACAGCACTATCTTGTGCCTCAGCAATCTCAGCAGCAGTACGTTTCTCCACAATGTCGGGATGTGCGTCCTGAGCTTTCTTAAGTTGTTCTTGCAGCCTAGCAAGCTTCTTAAGCTGGCGTGTTTGTTCTTTACTGCCATCCTCTAATTTCTTTGCAGTAGCGGTTACAGCATCGATTTCTTGTGTAAGTGCAGTGAGGTTTTTTTGTGCACCTTCTTTTGTACCTGCATCGACAGCCTCAGCGGCTGCTTTGCCTGCACGGAAACTAAAGATTTTACCAACAGCCCAGCCCATGCCAAGATCTTCCAAGACATGCTTGGCTTTCTTTTCCAGAGGTGAAGACTCTTCATTGGTAGCAGTCAACGTCCACCAGGGCATCAGAGGTTGCAGCGAGTCGTTGATGGTTGATTCCATCGAACGCTCACTGACAAACACTGCGGTAGCACTGCGGCCAGCACCTGACACCTTCAGTGCGCCTGGTACATATTTACTACCATTGATAATATGCTTGACCTTATTCAGCTTGGAAACATGAGCGATACCTCCAGTGCCTACAAAACCAGCACCGAACTCCAAGACGTTGCGGAGAAAGTTACCCCACACCGTTTTGTTCATAGGTTCAACTTCATCGTCAACCTGCAGCCAGGAAGGCTTGAATTTAGGGTCAAGTAACTGACCTGTAAGAATACCCTCAGCCGTACCGCCTACGCCTTCTACAAGGTCGATACCTGCACCTACGACAGCGGTGCCCACCTCTTGAAGTGGATTGTTGGTTTCTTCCTCTTTTGGCTCTTCAGGTTTAGCTTCAGGCTTAGTTTCAGGTTGTGCTTCAGTTTTTGGTTCTTCTTTCGGGCGTTCTTTAACCAGATTATCAAATGAAGGGATGCCCTCTGGATATTCGTTTTCTAATCTGTCTGCAATCTCATCGAGTACAGAATCCCTATCTATGTCATCTTGATACTGTTTATCGTCGTTGACAGGTCCCGTAGGAGTAGAAGTCATAGTTCTTATTTGAGATTTGCTCTCGATCCGTGCATCAGAACTATCTCACTGCCGTCTGGCAAGGCATAAATGGAAATCACTCCGCCACCACCAGAATCAACTCGTGTTGTGATATATTCTGCACCACTGACAGAGATGCGTGTGTTTTTGGGTGTAGCAAAGTCGATCCCATTATGGAACTTACGAACTCCATAAACAGGATGAATACGTGGGCCGTAGCCAGAAGTCATTTGAAAAAGATCTGCTAATGGTTCACCATTGACTAACAAACGACCGAGCACGGACGATGGGTCAAGGTTTTGGCCTTTAGCATTAAATAAAGATACGTGGACGTGTTCTCCTGTACCTACGCCAGTGTCTCCCGTAAGAAACTCTTTGGCAGCAGCTCCCATCACTGCAGGATTAGAGAAGGGTCTACCTTCAATAAGGGGTTTGTTGATATATGGAACCTCAGGAGGAATGCTGTGCTCCTGGAGGCGTTGCATCGCATCAGCTACAAACTCATCTGCATCCTGTTGTGACTCGAAGTCACCGTGCTCTCTGTACGCGCGAATAGCTTCTCCAGGTGTAGCTGCATTAGCAACTTCTGGAATGCCGGACAGAGTTTCTGCGAGTGCTTTGATTTCTTGGTGAGGAGTTTCGTAGTCGTCGGACATACCAATGCCTTGGTATATGATACCAGCCAGAGGTGCGACAGCTTCGGGCAAACCGTAATCTACGGATGCTCTAGAAACATCGTGGAAACCAGATGGTGAAGTCCTAATGTGAGCAGGAAGGTGACCGCCATACACACCGATACGATTTACTCTGTTTGGTGTGGGGCTAGTCAGAAGATTCATGTGACCGTTCAGAGCGGCAGTACCTTCATAAGCGTCTTTTTTGGGCAGTTCGCCATTAGGGTCAAGAAGCAAAGACTTAGCTTCATCAAATGTGAGTGGATCATCTTTATGTCTAAGGTTGTGCTCTTCTACATATCTACGCAGTTTCATGTGACCTGCACCACGGGGCTGGGAAGGATCACTCAGCTCTTCTTTATCAGCGTCTGTAAAGATACCTCCGGTGTTTTTGATGAGGCCCGCTCTGCCCCTGTCAAAAGCGACGTTACGGATGTTTCTCGCTACGTCTGACTGCGACTCTCTGCTAAGATCGGATCTAGGATTGAATAGAGGGTTCTGAAATTTAGTTGCACTTCCTTTCCCCTCCCTTTGATAAACACCAGTTTTGCCGTTGGCAATTTCTTCTGAGATCTGCAACATAGCTTGTTGGTAAGCCTGTTGTAGAGTCATGTTTTCTGGTGCTTTCGGATCCATCAAGATCACTTGTGCACGTGCATGTAAATCTGCAATCGCGTAGTCAGCGACAACAATAGATTGACCAGATAGGTCACGTGGTACTTGACCATCATCAATCAATGCTGTTTTGATAGCCCCTTTAATGCCATCTTCGTATTTTCGGAGTCCGGCGTTTTCACGGCCACCCATGCCGTACATCTCTGTAATACGCTTTGCAGCATCTGCATAATCTTTATTGCCATGCAGCAAAGAGTATTCTGCTTTGTTAAACTCAGTAACGGTAAAGTCACCTGATTTGATTAAAATGTCAGCACGGTCTTTCTGGTCTTGTAGATCAGCAGCTTCTCGTGTTGAGTTATCAAGGTAATTAGTAAGGCGTTCATCTACACCACCATATTGTTCTTGACTATAATCGATAAGTTCTTTGACTTTGACTTCAGGTGCAGCACCGAATCTTCGTAGATCTTCAAGAACACGGTCAGTCCAATCCTCTCTGTTTTGCAGGTTTTCAGCATCTGCAAGTTCATCGAGTTGCAACCGCTCCTTCAACGCCTCTCGACGTGCTGTACCTAGCTCAGACGCAAACACCTGCTTCCACGGTTTACCCATGTAGTTGTTGCTACTTGCAAAGACTAAATCAGCTTGTTCTGCGGTGATGCGGAACTCTCTGTCGTAACTTTGCAGTGAAATGACGTGTGTAAAGATAGCTTTTCTAGCGTCAGTAGCTGTCATACCTGCCCTTCTCAAGGCATCCATCGTGTCTTGGAAGTAGCTGTTATTAAGAGACTCCGGGTTTGCAGTGTCAAGTAGACGAATCTCAGTCCCTAAATTAGTAAGGGCAGTAGATCGTTGACTTTGTTGCTGCTCTTTCAGCTCAGCAGATCTTACAGAAAGCTCAAAGTTTTTTTCTTTCTCCCGCATCTGTGGCATGACATATTTGTTCAACATGCCAGGGGAGATTTCTTCCAGTGCGTTTTGGCGACGGAACTGTGTCTGAATGACAGCCAGAGCTGCCATCTTTTGATCAGCACCTACTGCCGTGGCTGGTGTGAATGTAACACCATCCAATGTAATTTCAGTTACATTGTCTTCAGCAAAAGCCTTGTCAACAAAAGCACTGTAAGAATCACCGTAACCGGTAGCCACACCACGTTTGTAACCGTAGGCTGCATAACCCGACAAGCTACGCATACGTGCAACGACGTCAGGTGCAAGACCTTGTTCTGCCAGTTTGTCAACACCGCTTTGGAATGCTGCGTCATCTGCTTTTAGAGCTGCTTCCTGTTCATCAAAGTCTGGATGCATGGCCCGCATCTTAGTGACATCGGCCATACCCTCAGCGAAGAATTTATCAGCTTGATTTTGCTGGTACCCTTTAGCTGCAGTGCTCAAGGTTTCCATAAGAGTTTTAGAGAAACCCTGAAGTTGTTGTAGCTCCATATCCTTTGCAATACGCATAGCATCTTCCTGCTGCTGCATATCACGTACGGCTGCGTCCAGCGAACGCTGCATATTCTGTTGTTCGACTTGCTGATTCTCACGCATTTGTTGCGTGGGATCAACCGCTTGGATAGGTGCAAACCGCTCTGTGTTAGCTGCACCTTCAAATTGTTTCCTTAGTTCAAACTCTTTCATAATTAACCGCCCGGTTTCTTGAATCCAAAGAACTTCTCTCCAGGTGCAGTGAATTGGTAACCAGTCTGAAGACCAGACATGGCAGCTTGACCAATCATCAACGCCGTATTCATCCTAGGTGCAGCCGGTGGTGTAGGTGCAGCAACACCCGTCTGTAGTTGTGGTGGGATAGCAATGGTAGAATACGTCTGGTTATTTGCAGATCGCAACTGACGGTCAATACCTTGCAGGTTACGTTCAGATTGAGCACGTGCACTAGATAGGCTTTCTGCCTGAATAGCTTGCTGTCGTCCGAACTCACCTAGTGTGGATACAAGAGATGCCCGCTCGAAGCTGCGACCTCTGTTACCACCTGCAGCGACGTTAGCGCCCATGGCACGCATCAGTTGTGTACGGGCTGCTGAGTTTTGGAATGCAGCACCACGGAACACTTCGTTCAACCGGACTTGTTCAGACTCCATAGAACGACGTGCAGCCTCAGCATTAAAGCTGAACTGACGATCTGCAATCTGTAGTTGTTTGTCAAAACGCTGTTCAGTCAGTTCGTTCTGACGTTTAATCATCAAGTTTTGAAACGTATTCTGATATACGTTTGCTTTGTGCTGTTGTTCAGCTTGGCGAACGGCTTCGTTATGCTTGGAAAAGCCGCCTAGGATGCCCATGCCAAACTGCAGGCCACCCATTACTGCTGCTATTGCCATAATCTAATAAAGTCTACAAAGTACAGGTTTTTAGGTCCTTGTATTTTTACATCTAAAAACTTGAACCCTAAGTGTTTTAGAAGTTTGAGGTGCGTTGTATTCCTGACATCTGCACAGTTGTAAAGAACTTTGTGCGGTAACGATTCTAACCAACGTTTTGCTTCTCTAATAAATGTAATAGGATAGTCTTCTATAGCAGGTGTGCATAACATCCATACACAGCCGTCATCAGACACGCCAGCAATTCCGGCAGTCTTACCGTTTGGAACGTGAAACACGACGGTATGGCCCTGTAAGGTATCTAAAAAAAGAGCGAGAGCTGGGTTGATTCCCCAGCCCTCTTGTAGCTCACGCCAGTCGTCCTGACGTAGATTCTCAGCAATGTAGGCAACTTCTTTGTACGTGGGCGGATGGATGTACTTAGACACGTTTGTAGAATTTGGTGGTGTATCTACCCTCCCAACTGAAGCCAAGCAAAGACACAGGGTACGGTGTTGTACCTTCGATCAGTATGCCTAGGTTGTCGTTACGTTGGAAGATAGGAACGTTGTGTGTAGAAGACGCCAACATGTTGACGTTATTAAGATTGTAAAGATAGGGCAGTGTTACGCTAACAACATTCTCCCAATCAGATAAACCAGTAATATCGATCTTGTAATCAACGGGGCCACTAAGTCCGGTGGAAACCTTAATGCGATGAATGATAAGGTTTGATACATCATCATTACTGACATTATCACCAGATTGACTAAACACATAAAGCTTCGGTAGCTCCAATTTCATGTCATAGTTCAATCCCACAACAACATCCTGACCTCTGAAGTCACCGTCTACGTCAAAGGTGTTACCGCTGAACGTTGGGTTAAGCAAGCTACCGTCAGTTGTATTGACAAGAGATAGCTTTTTACCTGTGATGGCGTTGAACGGCAGAGTGTATGTGGACTTCTTAGTCGTGCTGTTATAGGCTACAGGTGGATTGGTTGTCCATAGGTCAAGGCATACGTCCGTCTTCTCACCCGTAGGCAGCGTTAGGAAGCCTTGCTCACTAGACTGGTTCATGTCGAACGACAGTGCATACACACGTGTGTCGTCGTGAACGACTGCGTAATAAGTGCTGTTGTCGAAGAACTGATCCAAAACTTTGCCAGTCATCTCCCACTTGTACCAGGTTTCTACAACACGGCTGTCACCAGAGTTAAAGAACCTGTATTGATAGATAGTTTCTTTATTTTTAGTTGCCATGGAGACCATAGATAGCCCTGGCGAACAAATAAGATTATCAATAGAATCAGGAATTAGTTCTGGTACGTTCTGAGTTGTATCCCTAGACGTAGGTGGCTGGTCTGTGCTGATATTCATCAGCTCGTACATGTGGGTGTACAGCGGTGTCTTAGCAATAAACACCATTGATGTGCCAAGAGACACAGCCTCAACACCAGGATCAGCCTCAAAGCTGCTGAGCTTGTTAATCTTCGCTGTCAGCGGGCTAAGGGTGTCAGAGTCAGTGGTCAGGTAAAACTGGTCATTCTCACCAAACAGGACCAAACCAACGGCAGTTGGTTGCACGTAGTTCAGGAACACAGGTCTAGTGCTGGACGCAGAGATGTCAATAGGATCATCGTCTGTAGCCGTCTTAGCTGAGGTGACAAAGAAGTTAAAGAAGTCACCTGCTTTGCTTAAGATAACTGCATCGTTAGCCAAGACTCCGAACCTGTTACGGAAGAAGAACATTGATTTGATCTTCTCACCAATGAAGCTAGGCAGTGGATTGGTGTTGTTATCCCCTACAAGCCTGTCAGCCCAGTTGACTGGTTCGTATTTGAAGGACCCGTCAGCCTGTCTGACAAGCTGGTGTGGCAACGTAAGCTCGTCCAGTTCAAACTTAATACCAGGTCCATTGGTTTCTACCCAGGCACCTGCACCATAAGTCTGTCCATTTGAGGTCTCGAACTTGACCCACATGTCATCGATGTCGATGTCAGTGGTGTTGATAATCTTTAGAACATAATCATTCTTGGCCTGGATAGGCAGGCGTGACACGTTGGGTACACTGTTTTGGAAAGCGTAAATGCCGTCCTGCTGTGAACCACCCCGGACCTCAATCTTGAATGAGCTGCTGCTGGTGATAGAAATGCCAGGTCCAACCTGTACAGCCGTGAAGTTAGAGTTGTTGTTAATTGCTGTGGCAAGTGCACTGGCGATGCTATTAGCGTCAGTCTTTGCTTGTGCACTGTTGTTGATCACTGCAGCAGCAGGCGTGCTGTGGGTGAATGTTGTGGTTGTGTTGCCAATAGTCAGCAGCACCTTGTAGTCAACGTTGTAAGCAACCACATTGATGACAACAAATGCCTGGTTGGGAAGTGCAGGAGTTGTCGTAGACTTCATCGCTACTTCCTTGTTCTTGTTTAACACGAACGTATAATCGTTCAGTGTCAAGAACTCGATGTCGTCTGCAGTAGCGTCTTTAAGGTATGCGTTAGACGGCACCTGCCCGTCTGTGATAGCACAGCTTGTTACCTCACTGTTGTAGGCTGTGTAGGCTGTGGCTTCTGCAGTGACAGCGTTGTCGTAGTTTGTCTTGGCCGTTGTAAGTGCAGTAGTCTTTGCTGTCAGGTCACTAGAGGAGTGTGTTGCTGCTGTCGTTTTGATAGCCTCGTACACACGGAACCCTTGACTAGCAAGGTTTGGGTGCTCGTCGGTAACCTCTGTACCCAGTGCGTAGTTTGTAGGAAGTGTAGAAGACCCTTGACTAATGATCTGATCGTCGTCCTTGACAACATAATTACCTACACTGTCCTGCAGAATTCCAGACGTAAGATATTCTTTGAGATCACCGACAGGGTATTTATAGTTTACTTTGAATAGACGTGAGGTCGTAGCCTTCTGACCAGCATCGACGACGGCAAACTCATCCTCTGCAGTTTTGAGCAGCTTGAGTTTTGCAGCCGTGTCAGCCACAGCAGTGTTGTATGCCAGTAAGTCTGTCTGCAGGTTTGTGTAGTTACAGCCAGACTGGACACCTGTGTTTGTGCCCATGTCAACTTTACGTGGGCTACCATCTAGCAGGCTCCAGACACGGAACACGTTGTTGTCATACTGTGCAACATACTTCTCCTGTGCGTCACGCAGGATAGAGAACCACCTACCGCCAGTAGATGCACCTTGCAGCTTGGCTTCATATTTACCGCCTGGACGTTTCAGCATACCCAAAGCGTAGTCCGGGAAGGTATTCACCGCGTCTTTGACTTGACCTGGAAACTTCCGATTGTCAGGTTGTTGTGATATACCTCGCAGGAGGTTAGGGATTCTTTGGGTTACAGAACTCATCGTTTCAGTGCGTTAAAAGGCTGATAGCTTTGATAGAAACTATCCCCATCTCTGAAACCAAAGAAGGAGATGTCACCTTGATTGAGGTCATACTCCAGTGCAGCAGCACGGGTATTGACTTCCTGCTCTTGCAGAAGGGTGTTGATCTCCTGGTCACCAACCATCTTCACAGCACACATACGTGCAGCACGTGCGGTGATGTAGTTCTGGATAGCAGCAGGAACGTCAGGGAAGTCAAAGAAGTATGTGATGTCTACGTGGATATTTTTGTCGAACGTGTATTTGTGATGTAGTCGATCATACAGTTTTACACCACGCTTGACGACATCAAACTCCCCATGGTGGTGGTGTTGGTTGATGTCGATCTGCAGTGCATTCTGCGGGTACTTGATTTCTTTGGTGATGTTGTCAGGAGTCAGTTCAATGTTGCGTTCGACGTTAAACATCCAACCTTCTGACTGGCATTGCTTGCTGACCTCACGGAGGGTGTTGACCACGATAGCAACTTCGGGGTTCTGGAGATCCAGAGTGGTGACAGGAGCCTGTCCCACCGAGCTAAGTATTTGATTTACAGCATCCAGTTCGGTGGACACAGCATAAGTAGGAAAGGCCATATCGTAAATAAAAAAAAGGGACCCCGAAGGATCCCTGTATAGAACAACTGAAAAGTATCAGCCGCCGTAACCAGCGTTGTTGGTAGCGGACTGGACAGTACCGAACTGCGCGGGGGCAGTAGCGGTGCCAGCGTACAGCTCAACAGCAGCGGCGGGGTTCAGATAGTCAGCGCCCATGGCGAGACGACCCAAGATCACGTCGCCCTGGTAGATGACAGAAACGTCACCGCTGGTGACTTGCACCTGAGGACCAATCGCTTCCACGCAACCAGCAGCTTCGCGTTGGAAGATGAGGCCACAGGAGTTAGCGAAGTTGGAAGCTTGACCGTAATCGTTGTTGATACCGGTCACGCTGTTGCGTCCGTCTTCCATACCTTCGCCCACGAACGAACCGGTCTCGCCAGGATCAGCGACACCAGGGTTGGTGGCAGAAGCAGTACCATACTTAGTACCGTACTGAGAGAAGAATGGGATGTTCATCGACTTGTAGATCTTGATGCCTGCAATCTCGATGATGCCCTGGCCGCCTTGCAGCGCAGTGCCTTGCTCGTCCCTATTCACCAATCCGTTGCTGCCAACAGCTTGGATAAGTTCATAGTATTGGCGAGGGTTAAGTACACCCACGCGGCCTTCGGAACTAACACCCTTTTCGTCAAGTGCAGCTGCGGCGTCATAGAATGCCGACACTAATTTTGCAGAATCGTATGCATCAGAAGCAGCAGTACCAGAGGAACCAACACGAATTTGGGTTCCGCCGGGCTCGATGAAAGAGGACTTTTGCACAGGAGACTTAGCCCGAGCACCGCGAGTAATTGCACGGAAGATCAGACGGTCATATTTTTGTGCGAGTGCATATCCGATCTTCTTAGAGATTTCGGAACGCAGATCGTAGTGAGAAAGAGTCTCATCAAGGTCGTAAACGAATGCACTGGAGATCAGCAGATCGTCAACGGTGATGGTCTTCTCAGCCACCGGAGGTGCACCGTCGCTGTTACCGAGGATCGCATTTCCGGGGGTGTGATATTCAGCAGTCGTGCGACCGGTGTAGATGAACTGCATAGACTTTCCGTTGGAAAGAGTACGCTTCATCACCATGTCACGGGCGATTGCGTTGTACTCGAAGCCCTTGAACATCTCACCAGAGAAGAGCTTCAGATAAAGAGCGCGGCTATCTGCAGCGCCATTAAGACTACCAGGCCGTGAAAGGCTAGTAGTCAGGTCAGAACTTTGATGTGCCATTGTAAGGAGTAAATAGTATTAACCAACTCCCAAACGTTTGAGAAAATTTTTGTAGCAAATTTTTTGTGGTCTATCCCACCGTCTAGACGGCTAATGGGTATCCGCGTACGGGCCAAAAGCCAAAGCAGGGCAGGTCCTACACCGAGGTGCCTACCCCACAGGCGTGGCTGCTTTCCGGTCAGCCACTCCTTAAACCGTCCTTCGGGCTTTACAGTTGTGGAAAGCTCGTTATGTTATGTGAGGGTGCAGAAGGTCAGGACTTCTTAGTCTTGGCCTTTTTTTCTCCCTGTTTTTTTGTATTGACAGGTCCGTAATAAGTTACGGACGCTTGTGCTTTGTTACTTTGATGCGACATTGCGCTTGACAACGTAGGCAACGCCCCGATAGGTCAGGACGATTTCTTTTTTCTGTGCAGTTTGAGACATGAGAAACTCCATATACCTTACCCCCCGTTCCATGAGTAAGATGCCTGCGTCCCGAAGGATGAACGTACGGCTGGAGTCTATTTCTTTTTTGCAGTCTTGGCAGCACGCTTAAAGTTTGCTTTGGTTGGTGCACCTTTAGTGCCCGGTTTGCGCATCTTCTCACCACTGCCTGCGGCAATACGACGCCGTTTAGCGTGGATGTTAGCGTAAAGTCCAGGTTTAGCCATAAGTCTTTTTGGATTTTCTTTTAGCTAGAGGTAGCTGTGGTCCAGTCCGCTTAAGAAAAGTTTCTTTCTCGTGCGGGTTGTTTGTGCTTTTACCTTTGTTGTAGATCTTTTGTTTCCTTTGTGCACCTTTGTGGCCTGGGCCGATGTCAAAGGACTGCGAAACAAAACTGCTGTTGAAGGCTTTTTGATCAACTCGTTTGCGTTTCATTAGCATTTCCATTTGCGTAGTGCAAGAGCCTTCCGTGTAGGACGACCCTTGCTGTCTTTCATTGGTCCTTTCACACCAGACATACGGGCACAGAAAGAACGCTTGCGTGGCCCGCCTTCAGGTTGGGGTGCCTTCAGGTTAGACCCTGTAGCTCTGTTGTATTTACGACGACCGGCAGCAGTCAAGCCACCGGACCGTGATTTGTGTGTACCGATCTTAAGACTTACAGAACGGGTACTACTTTTTGTAGCCTTTGCCACCTTTCTTGCCTCCGCAAGAGCCTTTACCTTTGTGTGCCATCACTTCATCCTGCGGCTACGCAGACGTTTGAAGTCAGCAGCATCAATCTTATTTGGATTGCCAGCTTGACGTGCAATCTTTTTTTGTCCGGCGGTCAGCCGCTTAGCAGGTTTTGCAGCGGTGGTTTTCTTTTTAGGACGGCCAACTTTGTTGCCGTATGTTCCAGGTCCGTAAGGCATGTTAGAAATCTAGGTCAGAGTATTCAAGTTTTTCCATAACTTCCATACGATATGCAGGGTCGCGGTCATAGCGAGGGTCCTGCATGGCACGGACAACTTCAGCCTGGCTGCGGAATGCTTCACGAGGTGCAGCCGCACGGCCTTGCAACATGTCTCCTTCGTATCCCATAGCGTCAGTGTACCTAGCGTTGATAGCTTGTAGTGCGAGATTGATAGCAGCCAAGTTGCCAGACTCAACCAGTCCGTCGTAGGCAGCCACCTCTTCAGGTGATAGGTTTGTCGCTGCCCACGACGTCAGTTGTTCATAGCTCTCTTCACCGCCGACAGAATTATAGATAGAACTTACTTCACCATCAGACAACTCGACAGACTGAGAAGCTGCCGGTTCTTGATCTTGCAGTCGCATGTATGCATCGACAAGTTCCTCACTTGACATCTCCTTAAACTGTTCGTAAGTCTCAGGAGTCAGCTCACCAGTCTCTGCAAACTCTTGCTCTGCTGCAGTAATAAAGTCTGCTACAGGATCTTCAGATGGTTCTTCGTCAACATCTGGATACTCAACATCCTCGCCTTCGGTGTCTTCACCGTCGCCAAGTTTCTTTTGCAGTTCCAGGTATGCCTTCTCTAGTTCCTGTGCGTTGCGGTATTTACCAGCGAGCATCTGTTCCTGGTCTGCCTCCATCTGCTCACCGATGGCGAGAGTTTCAGCGTCACGTTCTTCAGCTTGCTGGATTGCTTGTGGATCGTTGCTCGGATCGTATGTAAGAATTTCAGCCATTAAGATTCAGGTGGTGCAAGGGCTTCAGAGATCATCTCCTCAGCATTGGGATTCTTAGTTGGGTCTGCCATAGGCGTTTTCAGCAGTTGTGGTGCCTGTTGCATCATCATCATGTCCTGCTGTTGTTGCATCTCAGCTTCCTTCTCAGCTTGCTGATCTTGCATACTCTTCACAAGGTTGAGAACATCAATGCCTTGTGCAGCAGCCAGCCGCTTGATAGCTTCGTCGGGATTGAGATACTTCATCATTGCCTCAGGACCCAACGTCTGTGCAATGGTTGTGATAAATGCGGTCAAAGACTCACGATCTTGGCCGCGGCCTAAAGCGTTGATACCTGCCACGATGGTAGGGCTGACCAGATCTTTAGGAATCTTGGGCAGTTGTCCAGACCGTTGCAGAACCAATAGCTTTCGGTTCAGGTAAGGGACAAGGAACTCAACAGTCAGCAGAGAGAATAATCCACCGAGACTTTGTTCCAATTCAAGTTGTGTGAGGCGTACCTCTTCTGCAGTTGTGCGTTCTGATTGGCGTACCGTCAGAACAAGAAATGCCTCTGCAATCCTGCGCTCAAGTGTTTGCATCTGCTGCGCCGCCGTAGCGAAGTCAGCAGTCTTACCTACCTGCACAACACCAACATCGTCAGGTCGTCCCTGAATGATTGCACCGTTCCCAGCAGCGGCTAGGGTCTGTGCTTTTGTGGTGCTAGAGGGTGAGACAAGGAAAACAACTTTTGCTGCTGCTGCAGAGCCTTCTACGATGGCCTGCGATAGTGCATTCAGTGACTTCAAATCACCAAGGAATTCTTCTACTCTACCTCGCCCATAGTTCTCACCGTCAACGGCATTGAATCTAAGGACCAGCCAAGGTGATGCATCCTTCGGTGACTTACCATCACTGCCAGGAATCTTCTTACCAAAGACTTCCTGATGCCATACCCATCGATTGTTGTCCAGACGGACGTGAGTAAATACCTCACAGTCGTCTCCCATTAGTGAGCTGCCTTTCTTCTCTACGTCGTTCAGGGCTTTGCCTTGTGTCTCGACGAGTTCAGGTGGCAGCAATTTTTTGTTGATTAGTTCTTTGGTAACAATCTCAATTACGTTGCCGTTGCCATCACGGTCTACAACGTAGCGGCTCAATGGATAATGCTTGACACCATCCTTACTCATATACATCAGAGCATTGCCACCGACCACCAAATGCTTAATAGCTTGGTGGACACTGACACGATCTGTTGACGCTGCGATGGAGTCCATCACCATGCGTTCAATTTTAGAGAAGCTGAGGTCAAGTTCAGACCTGATCTCTGCAGGCAGCTCAGTGCCAAGTTTGTCATCTCTAATTTGTAGTTTGAAAAACGTGGTCTGTGGAGGCAGAAGAGCAAGCATCAATTTAGATGCAAGCGTCACAACTGCTTTGGCTCCCACGCTTTGCCAAGGTTGTATAAGAGTTTTGTGGGTCGGCCTCATCTCATCACGTTGGATGAGGTAGGGCAGTGTAAGTTCAGAGCATTGAACAGCTACGTCAAGAAACGTTTGGCGGCCACTTGTTAGATAATTGTACCTAGTTTGTGCGGTCATTTATTTAACCAAGGTTAGTTGAACCACCTGAGGCACCAGGCATGTTGACGTTTGGATTCAGTTTGATGCGAAGCTTGCTCATGTTAGATTTCCTACGTCCTCTAATTGACTTCGCAGTTTTGATACCTTGGTTGGTATCGTCATAAGATGATTTAACCTGCGTCGGTTCGTACATAACATCCTGACCAGGTTTCGGTGGATCAGGAATTTTTGCCATCATCTTTTCCATCTGTTTTTGATTGGCCTCAATCATTTTTTGAGCTTGAGCTTGTGCAGCAGCATTAGCTTCGCGCTGCATCTTTGCATAATCGGGTCGGCGTCTACGACACATAGTTAGGGTTCCTTAATACGTTCACGTATCCAGTCAACGATTGAGCATTGACCAGAACGATACATGATTTGGTTAATAGGTGTATCTGGGTTGGGCTGGACCGGAGGAAACTTATCCTCCAGCTCCTCCACCAACCTCTCCACAGTCAAACCAATGTTAAGCATATTGGGGTAGATCGTTGTTACTGTGTTCAAAGAAAGCTGGAACACGGGATGCCTTTGTAAAGGACAGCTCAGGAGCCTTGCCCTCATACATCAGACGATCACTGGAATCCATCCAAAATTTTTTGTTCAAATGTTTGGTCGGGTTGTCTGCAGACAGAGGCTGCAAGACCCAACTCATAGTTGCCTTCCTGAGACGATCAAGAGAAGGACTGATGTTATACCCCAGCTCAGTATGAACCAGACTATTGGTAGCCACATGAATTTGTTCATCTCTGGAAATATCTGCGCTGACAGTTCTCATGCCAGCGTCACCAAGAGCGCGAAAGAGTGGTAAAAGAACGAAGAAAATCGCACGCTCGGCAACCATGGCCTTTGTGATCGTGTGATCTGGATGCGAAGTCCAAGCTTCACGAAGCCGAAGGGCTTCAGCCTCAGCTTTCTCATCAACCCCGTGAGCCAGGGCAATGAAACCAAGTGCGAGGTCATGTTTTTCTTCGTCCTTGACGTTGGACACGAGTAGTTCACGCGCCAACTCTGGTACTTCAGTGGCAAGAGCTTCATTGATAAAATCTCCCACAGGCAGTTCCATGTGACGCAAGGCAAGGGCACGTTTCAATACATCGTGTGCCCCTTCCTTGATCGTACCAGCAGTTGTTTGTACTGGTGTCCATGTTCTTTTTCGTTCGATAAGTTTTTGATACGGGTTCATTCTTGACAGTCGCAGGTTTGTTCTTCATTAAGAATGTCTGCAAGGTACTCATCAACGTCCGACTGAAGCGCAGCATAAACATCTGACTTATCCTGGGTGTCTGGCATCACTTGCAAACTGTAGTAAAGGGAGGTTTGCGGAGATTCCAACCACTCTTCGATAAAGGCTTCGTCATATGTAACGACATCACTCCAACTGTTGAAGCTGTACCCGTGAAGAAGTCCCGTGCGGTCGAGCATGGTCATGATGCCATCGGCAACACGTTTGTAGTTTGCCCAACCAACTTCTGATGCGATTTCTACATCGCCATATTCGTATGTCTCGACACCAAAGGTGCCACTATCTCTGTCTACTGTACGCCCGACAGGCGGAGCGATTTCTGGTGTGCAAGTATAACCATCCAAATCTTTTGAACGGTAGGAGCAACTTGCAGTCGGCGCAATCGCAAAGGCTCGAACCATATTATGAGACCTAGCCATTGCTGCGGCAGACTCAATACCAACGTGGAATTGATGCACCAATTCATAGGCTGCTGTGCGTACCACTTCGCCTGCATTGTGCTGGTCCAAAGCGATACCGAACTGTTCATAAGTTACTCCGTACCGCCGTAGGAGATTTGCCAGTCCGAGCATTCCGAGTCCGACTTGTCGGTCGGTCTCAGGTGGGAGGTATTCTCCAGAATCGCCAACGCCAGTTTTAGCGTGGAGGGTACACAGCTCCGACATACCCTGAACGAAAGCTCCTGGAATCTCATCGAACTCACAGGCACCGAGATTGATATGTTGGAGCAAGCAAGTCCCGCGTGAGGGCAGGTATACCTCCAGGCAGACGTTACCCCGGACTCGATTTCCTTCATTGTCATACTTTACTTTGTTGAGCCAAATGTCTCCTGCCTTGATGGATTGTAGGAGTTGTTCCTTAAACGTGCACGACCGCCACCAACCTTCAGTGATGTTGATGCATCGTTTGATCCATGGCAGCTCATGACGAGGTGTTTGAATAAAGTCAAGGGCATCACTGTGACAAAGATCAAGGTGGCACACAACAGCACCGTTTTTATACACGCCGCCGCGACGGAGAGTCTCATTTAGTGTTGAGTAGATTTTTGCGAAAGAGACTGGTCCAGATGCAACCAAGCCTTTACCATTTTCTGTTCCTTTGGGTCGCAGTTCCGACAAGTGGACTGCAACACCTGCTGCATGGCGTAGCGCAAAGGATACGTAGCGCCACGATTTTTCCAGTCCATCAGGTCCCTCCATAGAATCCTGGACAACAAATACCGTGCACGAAACCGGCAGGCGGGACGTTGGATCATCCATCCATTGTTGGACACGTCCGGTGCGAGAAATTACTGAGGTGGTCATTCGATAATCAGATCAAGAAGATACGGTTCTTTATAGTTTGGACCTTTCAGGACCTTTCCGTCAGGTCGATAGATAGGTCTGCCATTTGCATCCAACTTAGACATGTTGGATTCGTGGACCCGTTGCATGGCTTCGTCCAGGTCCCACTCCTGTGATGCAGCAAATTGATAGCAAACATATACAAGGTCTGCTAGTTCTTTGAGCTGATCACAATCATCTTTCATGTGGTAGGCCTCATGGAACTCAGACCATTCCTCATCGATCAAAGCTTTCTGAATGCCTCTTTCCGCTACCCCAGTCATCAACATATACGCTGAGCGGAACTGTTCGGCCATCGTCATCAGGCTGCGATGAATGTAGGAGTTCATTTTCAAGATAGTGGATAGCTTTTTTAAGGTCTTGAGTCTTGGTATTATCACCCTTGAAACCGGCTCTGCAAATATACTTAATTGCGTTGCCGAGGTGATAGTTGAGTTCTTGGTCACGGATAAAATCCCATACCTCTATTGCTCCTCGGGTGTAGTGAGCAGGGGATTGTTGGGCCATTTCTTAACCAGGTTTGTAACAGTGTTGGACAGGCAGAAGTTCTGCCGTTGTAATGCAAGGTAGACAGTGATGATGTCTTTGCGGTCTGCAGTTTCTAAGAGATCCTCAAGCTGTCTCAGTTTGAACTGCTGCTCCATCGTCAGTTCGACTACTGGTGGAGGTGGGAAGCCATGGTATGACTCTTCTTTCGACTGCATCATAATCAGTATGCTGTAGGATTTTTGCGAGACGTGCGTTCATCAATGCAGTGTCTTCATCCAATTCTTTGGACTTAAATGCTTTGACAACTGTGTCCCATGTGTAACCATCTTTTTCAAGCAAGTCGATAGCACGTTTGACACCGACACCAGGCACACCGCTGTAACCATCGGTCTGGTCACCAGCAAGTGTCTGAATCAAATGCCATTTCATACCCTCTTCTGGCGTGATGTCCACAGTTTCTTTCAGGTCATACAACCTGCCAGGAATCTGGCGCATGTCTTTGTCAGGACTGACGATGATGTTGCCAGGCTCGTGGGTTGCATAGATACCCATAGCATCGTCAGCCTCCAGCTCAGCGATGCGAATGACCTTGTAGAACATCGAAAGTTCAGAAATTACGCGGCGATAGCCACAAGGCTTCTTACGATTTCGATGACCCTTGTAATCTGGGTAAATTTTTTTCCTAAAATTTTTAGAGTCACTGAAGAACAGCACAGGTTCTGCAAGCATGAACTCTGAGCGAATCTTGACGATCTCACGTTCAACTGCAGCGTATGCCTCGCTGAACTTGCTGGTAACAACAATCACGTCGTCACCAAAGTCAATCTCTGACTCTGCTGCTGCACAGCACTTGTAGACAATGAAGTCAGCGTCGATGAGCAGTTTCATTTTGAGTGGTACCAGGCAAAGAACTCGTCACATTTCGCACGGCGACGTTCGTGCATGTAAGGGTAGAATCTGATTACAAGTTCCCTAATAACCTCACGTTTGGATGTTCTCCAAACACCGTAAGGTTTGTGGTGCTCTTTTTGTGATGGACTTTTACGAAGGGCACTGAGGTTACCGACACAGCCAATAGCCTCGTAGAAAGACCACAGGACATCCATGTCAGTCATTTTGACCTTCATAGCCCATCCGTCATTCGTGCTGTCGTAAGTCAGACAACCTTCGCCTTCAAAGATGCCAATGGCCCAGGCAAACGGATCAGTGAACGTCAGCCCAACTGTCTCCGCACTTGGCTTCGGCAGCGATTGGTACGCGGAGATTGTAGTATTCTCCGGCTCGTCGTGCTGATTCGAGAAGACACGATGAAAGATACTCTGCATTTTTAGGGTGGGTTTCGTACTGCAATTCGTCGTGGATAAACGCAAGTTGGTGACAGTCAATGTCTTTAAGAGACTCGTGTGTCAATACCAGCCAACGCTTCGCGACACACCCGGCCCCTGACTGGAGCAGGTAGTTGAGTGCTTTATGTTGACTCTCAACCTTGATAGGTCTGCCGTCGATAGATTTTACGTAGCCTTTTTGACTTGCCTTTTTTATAGACGCAAGCAATTCTGCAAGGCCATCAATAGAAGAAACAAACGCTTCTCTGAGTTCTGCCCCCTTTGCTTTTGCTTGTTCGTCAGATAGTTGGTCATTAAAAGTCTTGCCTAATTTAAGATTTCCCCCGCCATAGGTGAAACAATACGTGATCCGCTTGATTTCAGATCTGGAGACACCGACTCGATCGGCATTGACTTGATGGATGTCTCCGGTAAGGAGGGTGTCGGCAAATTCTTTAGACCATTTAGATAGGTAATGTGCGAGCATCCTAAGCTCGATGCCGCTAAGATCGGCACCCACCATAACTTGACCAGGCGTTGCTTTGAACAGTTGTCTACAATCATGATCAGAAGGTACTTGACTTAAATTAGGTTTACGGTGGGCACATCTATGGGTATTAGTTGCAACTGAACAGTGGTGATGTATGCGGCTAGCACTCGTACATAGCTTCAGCCATGCGTTCACGCCTTCCGAGATCATCCCCAATTTCTTTGTAATAGTTAGACACTTCAAGAAGTCCTCTGCAATCGTAATCCCACTTGCAGCAACCTCCTTCAGCACAGTTTCGTCGATCAGGACCTTGCCCGTCGGTGTATGTTGTGTCGGCTCCCATTTGTAATGCTCTTGTAAGCACCACGCTATGTGGTCACGTGATACAGGATTGAGTTCGGTGGTGCGGGTGAATGTTGCTCCGGCAATATACCCGTAGCGTCGGTTATTTGCTTTAGGAGTAAATTCCGATCGTGGGTAGAAAGGATGCCGGTTTTGTAGTAATCGACAAGTGTCTTCAAGCTCTTTTCGCAGAGCAGATGACAGTTGCCATGCAGCGCGTTCATCAAAATACCATCCATGGAGTTCCTGTTGGGTGAGGATTTGTGCTACCTGATGTTCTAGCGAGCACCAGTCAGGTAGGGGTGGAAATGGTCGCATAACTTTTTAGTTACGTTGACGTCTTGTACGCAGTAGTCCTGCATCTCTTGAGACCAGTTTTGCCAGTCGGTGTGTTTACCGAAGCAACCCTTGTACTCTTCGAGCCTATAGCCGTAACTCTCTAATGAGTGGCGGCCATAGAGTTGCAGTGGCATTTGATTCCACTTGTGTCGGTGGTCAATGTCCAGCATGTCTGTGTGATACAGACGAGACAGGAGCAGAGTGTCTACAACCAAGGCGGTTGGTGAGAACCACGGGTAAATTTTCTGAAGACAGGGGAGGTCGTATCCAATGATGTTATGGCCGACCAAGATCTCACAATCTTCGAGCCTCTGGACACCGCGCGTAATTGGCTCAGCGTCACCCTCATCGTTGTAAACACACGTCTGATCAGTTTCCTGCTCATAGATAACAAGGCAGTGGATGCGGGTAACATCATTCAGAAGTCCGTTGCTTTCGAGATCGAATACCAGGGTTCCAGACATAGGTTTTGTCTACGAATTGAGCACGTTCAACCATTTCTGGTGTAGGTGGGTTAGGTGGTCCAAGTAGTTTTATTTGTTGGATCGAACTCTTGGGGAGTCTCAATTTCATTAAATTTACAGGTAGATAAGTCGTAATCTAAAGTGCACGCGATGCCAGTCTCGCCAGAATATCTATTCTTAAGGACTCGCACTGTTGTAAAAGCTGATTTAGATCCGCTCTGCTGATCGCGTTCGAGCGCAACGCAAGAGTCGCTGAGCTGAGCAATAGCAGCGGATCCCCGCAACTGTCCGAGGGTGACCCGGCCTCCTTCCTCATGTGATTTGTCATTAGTTGTACGGCGTAAATGAGACACCAAGAACATGGCAATACCAGTCCGTTCCACAAGACTGCGGAGACGGGTCATGGTGATGTCCAGCATTCGTCGTTCGTCTCCGTCCAAGCCAGACAAAAGAATGCTGAGGTGATCGAGAAACACAACACGGGTTTCTAAACCCGATGCCATGTACTCAATCCGGTTATAGATATGGTCAGGGTCATAGCTGCCAAAACCGTCAAAGAGGTGGAGGTTCCAGTTAGCTACGGTTTTGTCGAAGTATTCAGTCAGCTCTCGCTTACTGTGCTCTCCAATGTGGAGGGACTTTCCGACTGCTGATGACATGAGTCCGAGAGCAGTACGGCGGTTAGATTCTTCAAGTGCCAGGTAACCGACCCGTTCTCCTGTATTAAGAAGGTCAACTGCGAGTTGACGACAGAAGGAGCTTTTTCCGATGCCAGACCCCGCAGTAATTGTTGTAAGTTCCCCAAACCTGATCCCGTGAAGCTTTGTTTGTAATCCTTGAAAGGGGTAGTCATGATCAGCAGGAGGTGAGGGTGTCGTTACAATTTCTAGCAGGTCTTTGGCATCGACAATGCCATCGGGTGTGTATTGTTGATGATCGTAATTACATACAGCTCGGATAGCTTCTGCATCTCCGGCTTGTAAAGCCTCTGAGGCATCCTTGTAGTCCGCTAGAAAGCCGATGTAAGCCTTGCCAGGTGGTAAGACACTCGCCATTTCAACAGCGGCCTTCTGGCCTGTCTCATCGTTGTCGGGGAAAATGACTATTTTGTCGTAGTAATTAACCCATTCGTAATGTTTTTGTATTGCTTTCTTTGCAGCGGGTGCACCGTTGGGGATGGAGACCACATCCCAATTTGGTTGGGCCTCCCAAACGCTCATGGCATCCATTTCCCCTTCGACGATGACAAGTTTTTTTGACTTGCTTGTCGTTTTGTGACGGAACAGTTGCATTCCATACAGGGTGCTGACCTCACCTTCACAGCGAAAGTCTTTACCTTTGGTCCTTACCTTAGCCCCAGTAAGCTTTCCATCCACATCGTAGTAATAGTGGCGTAGAACTTGTCCATCCTTGTAGGTTTTGAACAGCTCTGCGGTCTTTTCACTAATCTTCCGTGTAACCAGTCGGGTAGCAGACCCTTTAAGTTGAACATCGGACATGGTGTGAGTGTGATTGGATGTTGAGCCATCACTGCCTGTGCGGTAGTGACACTTGTGACAAAACGTGTGACCATCGGTGTACAGAGCGTTGGCATCTGAAGAACCGCAGTTAGGACAGGCCATGTGCCTAACAAACTCGCTCTCTAAGTGAGCCATTTGATTGGAATGTTGGCGTATGAACACCAGGGGATGCCCAGCTTCTCGCAGTATTGGGCGTAGGTGGTTTTGGATTTTTTAGAGATGGTGTTGAACGGAGACTGAAAGACCATCCGCAGATCGAGATCAGGGTTTTGTTGCCTGACAGCTTTGATCTTGCGACGGTCAGCACTATCCCAATACCCTTTGCATTCCAAGTGCACACCGTTAGGCAGCACAAAGTCAGGGCAGTACAGGTGAGAGATAGTGTAGTCAACCTTGACGCTTTCGTATTCGTACTTGACGTCAAGGTCAACCAACAGGTCCGCTACTTTCTCTTCGAGCTTGGACCTAAATGCCATCAGAAGTCATCTTCAAGAGCAGCGTCATTGCTGACGTCACTCACGACATTTGGATCACCAAGCTTGAAGCCTTCAGTCTTGCCGAACATTGCGGCAGGATCTGTGTCATCAGCATCACCGATGTCAACACCAGCAGACCCTGCTAATGCGACAACCTGAATCGCCTCCATTACAAGGCGTGTGCCAATCGTGCCAGTGGGCAGGGAGTACGGCTTCTGGTAGAAAGCCAACTTGACCTTGCTCCCGTTGTAGAGAGGCAGGGTGTCGTCTTCGATGACGGTGCCTTCAGTGTCAACAATGACAGGCTTAGCATCATCACTCCAGGTAAACCGAGTCTTGTACTTACCCTCAGAGACAGGCTTCCAGGGTTCGTCGTTGGTTTTGTAGTCACGCTTCTTTTGTTTAGAAGCGGCCCAGTCAAGAGCAGCGGGGCGATCTGCCTCAAGGACATCAATGATGGTGTCGTCAAGGATTGCCTCCAGTTGGAACTTACCGAACTGGCTGACCTGCAAGATGGCCTGAAAGCCGTCAAGAACGACAGGCTCAGGGGTCTTGATGATCTTTTTCATCAGCAAAAAAAGTAGGTGGAATCAATCACTCGTGACGGTTCAAGGTCACCAATGATTGGTGGTTCTGTTTCAGCGCCGATCTGCATGGCAAACGTCTTGAGGTAGTCATGCTCTGCAAAGAGATGCATGTATGTCTCACGAACGATGGATGAAAGAACACCCATGTCAGTAGCACGACATAAAACCGAGTCGTGTATGAGGGCCACCGGAGCGTTGAAACGTATTGTAGAAAGTGCCAGCAGCGAGGCATCAAGCGAATGGATTAAATTTGGAGCAGTTGCATTTTTATGGTGTGCTTTGTCAACCTTCTCTACCTCTTCAGTTGAGACGGAGACCTTGCACCGACCAAGTAACTGAAGTTCAATGTGCTTCAGTTTTCTTTTCATAAGACGTTGTGTAACAACAAAGCCTGATGGTGTGACCCATCTGATCTGTTGCTCACCACGATCAATGGCAGCAGCTACTTCAGATTCAATCCATTTCATCACTTTCATAGGCCCAGGGACAACGACTTCCATCGCATCTCTGACAGCCTTGACTGTTGCAGTCAGGTCATCCTTTTCAATCTCAAATCCTTTTTCTCTCAGTGCATCACGTATGTAACCTCTGTTAGAAAATGGCTTTGCATTATAAGGAATCGTCATAACTGTTCTCTTGGTCACCTTACGATCCATGTGTGGTTTGACACAATCAGGGACGTTAGGTTTCGCGTGTTCAGCTATAACTTTGTACGCATCCTGTGGCTTGTCACCAGGGATAACGTTGACCAACTTTGCAGTCGATTCATCACGGGCCAAACCAGCCAGGATCTGTAGTCCTGAGCAGGTTGCGTCTGTGGCGACCATCAATTTTGTGAACTGACGGGTGCATGTAATGACACATGCATGATATTCCTCACAGGCTGCAAGGAACTGCCACGGTTCATCAGCACCTTCCCAGTCTCCAAGGTTGTCGTCTGGGTTAGTGGCGATGGCTGTGATGAGCGGGTGGTTTGCCGCCGTCCACTCCAGTCTCTCTTGCATAGTTGCTTTGTCAAGACCGTATGTGGTGGCAACTTGGAACGCCAACCATTGTTCTGCCTCGGGTGTCACAAACGCCTCATCGTGAAAACGAATCAGCGACTTACCAAAGTCTGTGTCTTGGGGTGTCAAGAACGCAGGGATTGGATACACCCGGCCCCGATAATCGGCGCTGTACGGACAGTAGAACTTCTTGTGTTTCTTGAAGATCTTCACAGCGTTCATGGTCATGCGTGTACGGCATGATCTTCCGAATGCTTGTGCGTTGACGTTCATGACCTCAGCCGCACGCCGACAGTAGTCTTTGCGAGACTCTTTGTTCTCGGCAATGTCTACGGGCTTTGGCGGCAGGTCAAGCGAGATGACAGGGATGAACTTGCCGACCTCAATCTGTCGTTCTTGTAGCCTCTCAGCTACGCCTACGATGAAAGGATTGAGTTCGTACGCCACCTTCTGAATCTTGTTCAGAAACTGGATTGGCGTCTCTCCCTGTATACATGTGGGGTCGCCCCTGCGCACCATTTCATGACCCTTCATGACCTCGTTCAACAGGTAACCACCAGGGGTTTCGTTGGACCAGTCTTTAGGTTCAATTAACATCGGCCAGGCAACAGGACTGAACAGCTCAGCCTGTTCCATAACCTGATCTTTGATGCTTAGGAACTCTGGTGAAGGTGCCATGTAGTTGACTCGTTTAGAGCCCTCTCGCCGCATCTCAACCATGAACCAGCCACTCGTCAGCGAAACGCAGTCGAGTAACCAGCCACCTAGTCGTATGCGTGCTTGCCTTCCCCAGGCGACCCAGTGATCTACCTCACACCTATTGATCAACGTCCGGATGACAACCACTCTTTGTTGGGTGCCCATGGACTTGTGCCAATAATTTTTTTTAATGGTGTGAAGCAGACCAGGCACGTTGCGTTCGTAGTAACGAATCATGCACTCGTTTTCAATCGATGTCCCAATGGCATCGCAGACGTTTGCTACGATGCGGGACTTCGGCTTGACACTGAATACCTTGTCGAACGTGACCTTGCAGGCTATAGCTGCGGCTGCCTCAGGCTCCAGGTCTTTGAGATACTTGTAGATCTCTCTGAACGCTACGCCGTTGTGCCCTTCAGTTATCCTGCGGGTAGTTGACTCAATACGACGGACCACATTAGGCAGAAGCTGCTCAACAGAAGCCACGCCGTACACTGAAGCACTTGCATAGTCCTTCTCCTCAAGATGTTGGGTGTTTGCTCGAAGCTGATTAAGTCCGTGTCGGATTTGTTCACGTTCGAGTTCAATTTGTGCATCGATTTCAGATTCTGTTGGCATCCTCCTCGGAATACTTAACTGAGTTCTCGTCATCAATTTGTTGATGCCACAACTCAATAACTTCTTCTTTGTGTGGATGTTTATCCAACTCAATGATGAATCTTGCGTATTGCAATTCAGTCATCATCATCTGTATGTTCTCCTAATTGTTCAGGATGCACGTAATACAATGCTTCTTCAGCGCAGATCACAAGTTCATGTGATTTGTATGTCATGTACTGCCGAATCTTTGACTCAGCTGCAGACATACGTTTGTACACGTGCTCTTTAATTTTGCTGTCTTCGAGATTGCGTGCGCGAATAACACAAGCGACATCAGCAGGTAATTCCCAACCGGCAATCTTCCAATCCATTACATCTTCGTAAAAGAGTGGTTCAAATTTGTCGGCTGGGATGTCCTTGATCTTACGCCATTTATTTGGGAAGTCTTTAGCCATCGAGTAAGCGTACGTCCAAGAGATAAGAATTCATGTCATCGGACAATTCCAAGGCCATCCATGCGGCTTCCTCAGAATTGGCGGCGAGTATGTAGATCACCTCGTCGCTTAGACACACTTCATAACTCTTGAGTTGGCCTACGAGTAGCCCGTCTAGCCCTTCTTGGCTTTGGCTTATCGGGAAGGACAGTGTATGTCTCCCGTTCGGCCAAGTCCTTATAAATGGAGTGCCATTTGTGGTCTTCTTTGAAGTAATACAACCAGCAATGGATTGCATTACGGATGAAAAAGTCTTCATCCAACGCTTTCGCTTTCCCATCTTTAGTCAAATGACCTCCATCGGAATTGGACATGTAGCTACACGTGATTGTGAAAAAACAGTTTTCAGTTGTCCAGGTTCTGGGACTTACGGGCTATGCCCTGCCGCACTTACAAGATAGTGACCCTGAACTGTGACGCCACCCAATCAGTTGACTAAGTGGCACATCACATAACTTAATTGTGCGTTTTTGTGCTTCTTCGTTTTGTCTACAGAATGTGCCCCTTGACACTAAAAAACCCCCGCCGAAGCAGGGGTATGTAGTCAGGTGATCATTTTTGTTTGATCGTTGGGCTCTTCCTTCGGTACGGGATCCGGTACGTTCTTGGGTTCAAATGACTTAAACCACTCACGCAACTCCTGACCAGTAGGTGTGGATGCAGGGTACGCGGCGAACTTGATAGCCTTCTTTACGTCCGTGAATATGCGTGACGTGTTGGGCTTCCAGATCGTGTACGTGACCGGTGGTCCTTCCTTGTTACGCCTGCGCTCAATCCACAAACCTCCAGCGGTGAAGTAATCAGGCTTCACTCATCAGCTCCTCTTTGTTGTTTTCGCACCAATCTCTGATGGCATCTTCGTGACGCATGTTAGCGATGAAGTCGATCGGTATCACAAGATACTTTTTACCACGCCACACAGGGTAGTAACCGTCACCGTAAGCAGTGTTGGCGTACACTTGTACCTTGCCGCAGTCACCAATCTGAATCTGACCGCTGTCAACAGCTACGCTGCCGATGATTTCAGCATCATCAACAGTTACAAGCTCAGTGAATGCTTCACACGCTTCATCCTCAAGGGGATCCCATTCAGGGTTCAGGTGATCGTGTTGATGTGCTGGATGCTTGTTCTTTGAAGACATTGTAGAAGCTCCGTTCTAGGGTGGTTAGTTTGATGGATGGGTCCGTGAGTGCAAGACGTGCGCGTGCTTTAGCCTTGCCGATGTAGTCCTTTGGGTTGTTGTACCACTGGTTGACGCGATCGTTACTCAAGCTGTTGTACAGTAGTTATCTGTACTCTAGATAGAGATCTAGGTATTTCTACCATTGCCTGTGTTATGGCGTGGTTTGCTGACATAGCCTGAACCGTGACATGTCCAGTTGATGAACGTCCAGTTGTACGGGCTTTGCCTGCGTACTTGACGAACCATTTGGTGTAGTTCATGAAAGCCTCGCAAGGTGTGCGTACTTGTGTTCAGTGGTCATGCAATACCACTTCGCTACAACCCAGATTTCTGTGGGTGCATAGCGTTTGGGCTTGAAGCTGATCTCTGTGTCTGTGATCTTGAGGTGACCAAACTCACCCTGTACTAAGGCTTCATCCTCCATGTCCCACAACCAACCGAATTGGTCCTTGAGTTGGTCACGTTGACGATTGATGAACGTGGTCTCGTTATCAAACTGAGAATCAGTCTGATACATGCTGCGGTCTCGTGTCACAGTCTTGCGTACGAATGACCGTAGGTCCTTGATCGTAGGATCTTGGACACGTTGCTTGAATACGATTGCCATGGTCAGTTGATCATTGCGGGTGTGATACGTTCACCATGGATGGTGACTACTTGGAAGCCTAGTTTCTCCATGTGTTTGATGTCCTGGGTCCGTAGTGTTTTGTGACCTGACAAGTCCTGGAGTACATCAGCCATGTCATTCACAGGGTATGCACGGGATGTGCCGCACACGTCCTTGATTACATACGTTGCCATTCTTGTACCGTCAGATACTTTCTTGGCGTGCTTGATGGCCTCTTCCGTGTACAGGTGCTTGATTGTTGCTAGGTCCATGATTAGGTGGTTGCGTCCTTGTGTTGGTGATTGTGATTACTTGGCCGGGATGCACCCGTCAGGCACACCACCAGCCTCTGCAATCTTGTCATCGATCTCTGGAATGTAAATACCCAGACCAGGATCGTCACGTCGCATCATCAGTTCGGGCTGTGATTTACTTTGAGTGATTACATGATCGACCAACCGTTGATACACAGACGACGGAATGTCCTTGGCTTTGTCATAATCATTTTCATTGATTTCCCCATACCAGAACACACTACGGGAACCGCATGAGTCAGTCCAATGCAGCTTATGTTTGCCGAATGTAAAACTCTCAACATGTTGATCGTGTGTCCGTGAGACAATGACAACTTTGGGCCATGATGTCCTTGCCTTGATCCATTCGTGGTTGAGTGTCCACGGTTGGCCTTTCGCTTCTGCTTCAGCAATGCAACCAGCGCAGAGTTCTAGTACTTCAGCCTTTGTTTTGCCGTATGTTTTGCCGTGGCCGACCTCAACAGACCAGCGTTGTTTCATGCCTTTGAGTGAAATCATGGGTGCGTCCTTGTAACAGCAGTTGTGATTGTGATTTGTATAAAGAATTCCCCGACGATTTGTCGGGGGTTTGTGTTACTTAGCGTGATTTAATGCAAGGGTTTTGAAGTCATCGACGAATGAAATAATCGTGCCTAATTCTTCATTGCTGAAATGTTTGGTCACGTTGTCACTATTTAGCGCGTGGTTAAATAGTTTCACAATGTCGTTCATCTCGTCGTGGTAGACTTCAAACTTAACGGCAACTTTGTGTTCAGTTGTTGTCATTTTGTGGTGAGAAGTTGGGCGTCGAGTAATGGAAACAGCTCAGCTTTTGCATCTGATACTGTATAGAAACCTTGTGCACATTTGTGATCTGATGTGATCACATAGTGATACATTCTCATCAATCCGATGTTAGTCGGCTTGTAATAATCCTGAATGATTGCAACTACTTTGTCATCAAAATAGATGCGTTCATGGTAACACTTTGAAGTGTCATTGATGCGTTCAGAAGAGTACATAATCAGCGGATGGAGAAATCACGAACATCAGAGCGAAGCTGTCTAGCTTGTTCTTCTAGTTCTCGTGCTTTTTTGATGTTGTTCTGTACACCTTCGAGCGTGTAATCTGTCCGGCGTTTGTGACAATCATAGGCGCACAAAATAACGCCAGTGTCTTCATCAAACTTCGCTATGTACATTTCGACCTTTTCACGGGTCTTCAGGTTACGCAGCGTTGCCATGATGGAAGTGTGCTGAGCGTGGCAGATCAGAGACCATTCCCGGTCATCCGCTGCCATGTTGTAGCCATGGCTTTGCTCGTATTCTTCCAGCTCTAACCGCAGCTTCTTAACGAAGCCGCCATAACCGGACACGGTGCGACCCTTCGAGCCGACCCATCGTGACAGGATGCGGATGAGGTGGCCCTCAGTCTCGTTCGCCAGGGCGTTGATCCTGTTCTGTGCGTTGATGCGTTCTTCGGAGATCATGAGAACATTTCCGTGAAAAGGTTAGGGCGTTGCTGTCGTTCGTAGTCTTCCTTCACTCGCTGGATGCGCCGCCGTAGGTATTGGAGACGCACTTCAGCGGCGTGCACTTGTTTGTTCAGCTCGTAAATCTGCTGGTTTCGTTCTGTGATGGTCATGATTCAGTGTCTTCTTCGAGTAGTTGACAGGCAATCTCTGCCAGATATTCCTGCTCATCCTGAAGCTGTGAGGCTTCAAAGAAAGACAGGCCAGTGGCTGCCATCATGTCCTGAACCTCTGGGCGGATGGTCATCGGTTGCACTCCTGATAGCTTTGGCCTGTTCTAGCCACACATTGGCGGGCTGTGAAGTCATTCACCCAGGCACCTAAGCCCAGCGTGACAAAAAAGATGATTGTGAGGTAGACGGTCAAGGCTTTCACTTGTTGTACCTCGCTAGATAGTTGAAAACGTCCTGATCGTTGGTGATGTAAGTCTGGACGTCGTAAAGGTCAGTGAAGGGGTCGCCGTCTTGATCACCGCAGCCGTCGAGCAGATGGTAGGTGGTCTCGCCTTCTTCGTCTCTGCCTTTACGAAGGAAGAAAGACGTGCAGTTGGTCAGGGCGTTGTTGAGCTGTTGAAAGGTGTAAGTCGTGTTGGACATGGTGTCGGGATCGGTCGGTGAGTTGGTGTGTTCCGCCGATGGACACATTCTTGCCGCTTCACCTGGCAAGGAGCAGGGCTAATTGTGCCACTTATCCAACTGGTTGTGGCCGCACAGATCACAAGAGATAGAACCGCGCGCGCGTTACATGCATAGGCACTGCATTGGTATCGGTTGATACCGTCCAGCCTTGCGTATCTGCATCTACAGCAGGTACGCAGACACCACAAACCCTAGTCGTTGCAAGGGGTTTGGGCTAGTCCAACCACGTCCAAACACCCCCACCCCCCCCATCTGGACGCAAAGTAGTACAGGGGTACTGGGGGTGTGGCGTCCTTGGCCGCGCGTATAAATGACTTAACAAATTTTTGTCATTTTTTATCGGCTTTCTGCTTAGCCCAACACTGCTGACATGTGACCTCAACAATCGGGTAGTTCACATTTACCGGAACTTCTACGTCACATACCTTACATTTCATGATACGTGTATCGTGTAATTCAAATTGCATAGCGTATATAGAGTATATATAGAGTATTGGTGGTTTATGTTGTGTATA